ATTTCTTTATCGCTTGAAGTTAGGCCAAAAAAACGTTGGACCCATTGGAAGGGCTACCTCCTCAAAATGATCGCAACTTGTGCAACGGAAATCAACTTTCATATCGACTCCTGGCTCATGTTCATCAATATATTCACGTAAAGCCAAAGAGTCACGTGCTGGCATATACTGAACGAATTTTGATATAAGGCTCTTATTGTCATTTCCATCAATAGCCACTATAGAACGTAGAAGTCTAGCAGTAATAAGATTGGAATTCAACAAACCCTTTTTCTTTCTGGTTTCTGTTTCATTGACAATTTCTTCTTCTTCTCTTCCTGTCAAGAACTTGAATGTAATAGTCTTATTTGAAACTGGAAGTTTGAAATTGAATAGATTACCAGATGAAGTTATTGGATCTAATGTCAATGGCTTGATAGCTAATTGATTAAGATCGATTTGCAACTCATTCTTAAACTCACAAGATGGGCAGCTATATTGTGGTTCATATATATTGCCATATCCGGTTGCACGAATTGCAATCATGAGAGCATTTCTATCGCCAGAAAGTAGCGATTGAACATCGATATCTCTATTAATCAAACAAGACTTAATAAGTTCTGTAATAACGGTTCCACGTTTAATAAGAGCCTGAGACATAAGAATGTCTTCTTCTTTGGCTGTCATTGCACGATATTCAACTCCCTCGGCACCACAAAGAGGATGACCTGGTGGATATACTTTGCCCTTTGATGGAAGCGGAACTGCATCAACAGGAATTTCTACACCGAGTTCTTGTTTTGCATACTGTGTTGCTGTAATTGGTTGCCCTTCATTGCCAGTTGCACCTGCATTCTGTGCTGCTTGCTGCGCTGCAAAGATGGCATTACGTAATTCTCTATTTTCTGTTTCTGACATTATTTCTTCCTCCAATTGATATAACTCTTCAATTGTATAACGTCAGCTTACTTTGTCTAAATCAGAATATCTAATCAAATTTCTATTATTATATGTAGAATATATTCTTTCAACAAAGACATATCATCAATATCTTTTTGACCAGATTTAATAACGTCAATATAATATTGCTTTACTTTTGCACGTTCTTCATCTCTGGTTAACTTGGCATCCAAGAAGATGTTTATAACCATATCAGGAACCGGTCTATAACCCTTTTTACGGCTTTCTATTTGTTTCAATCTCTGTAGGTAGCGCCAAGTTTTAGATGGCTCAAAATCCTTTTTAGAGGCTTTTATAATAAGCTTTGCAATCTTCTGTGCATCTGAGAACAAACGAGGATAGCCCTTGCGTATAAGCTCATATTGTTTCATTGATTGTTCAATCATATCCATATTCTATAAATAGAAAAACCCAGGAGAACTCTCCCAGGTTTTCTACGAAAGGATATCTATGTTTTAGTTTAGATCAGAACTGTAGAACACAGTTATCAAAACGAATAGTAAGTTGGATATCTGCTGGATCATTACCGTCATAAGCCATTTCACCAAAGTTAGCAGTCTTACACCAAGCGCCCTTAACGTCCCAAAGTTGAACTACTGTTCCAACTGGATCAAGCATCTTGATTTGAATATCACGCTTATAGAAATCTGCATAACCTGCACGACCAGAAACTGATTCGAAACATGTGCGAATCCATTCCATTACTTGTTGTGCGCCGGATGGAGCAATTGGATCATAAAGAGTTACGCTTATTTCGCCCCATGTTCCTTTGCCAGCAATATAACGTGTGCTGTTAATCCATGGAAGAGTAACTTCTTCAAATGTCATTTGAGGACGTGCAGCAGACTTAACTAAAAATGCATCGACGCCTTCAATAGCAAATACGAACCGTCTTTTAATAAGTGGTTCAAACTTTGTAGGTAACATATCTGTTACTGATAGTGTTTCGGCCATAATCCTTTATCCTTTATTCTTCTTTTAAATATGATTCTAAATTAGAATTCTAAATCAATCTTTTTTTTTCGTGTCCTGCTTTATGTGCAGATTTTTTTCCTAGATTTTTAAAATCGGCACCGGTAAGCTCACCATATGGAGGAGCAACGTCAAGTTCATCTTGATCGCCACGAAGTTCTTCTTCCATCCATGCTTCCAATAAAGATTCTGCACGACGATTAAATGCTTCGTGAACTGTATTGGCTCCGCCTGGATTTGCAGATGCGGCAGACCCTGCGATGCCTTGTGGACCAACATTACCAACTTGTGTTCCTGTTACAGAACCACCATCAGCAGGAGTAGAAGTATCGCCTTCTTCAAGCACATCTTCTTGTCCTGGACCGAGAATAATAACCTTAGCTACAGGTTCATCATGTTGAGTTCTCATGCTTGGTCCTTCGACTTCCCAAGAACCACATTCTTCCATTTCATAGCCGCATTCTTTTAATTCACGAACACGTTCTTCTGTTAGAATACCATGATTTGTGTAAATGAGTCTTATAGTGCCTTCTTCAAGTCTTCTGCGTGCAAAATCACCTGGGCGTGAATCGTAGTAATCTTCGTCCTCTTCTTCACCTTCTTCTGACTTTGCAAGTTCTTCCTCTTCTTCTGGAAGATCAAGATTTGGATTATCTCGTAAAGCTATCATTAATTCTTCAGCAGAATATGGTTTACCACCATGAGTTTCTTCAACGGCTTCACGAATAAGTTTTTTAAGCTGTTCTAAAGTAATTTTCATTTTATATACCTTCAATATGTAGATATTTTATCAGCCTTGACCAAAGTTGTTTGGATTGTTGATTACGAAGTCTACAGACAAGAATTCGAGGGTGCGTGTTGGTTGTAAGAAAATCTTACCACGGATTGTTTTATTCTCAAAGTCTGCTTGAGTTGTTGTAGAAGTATCAATACGAACAAGGAATCTATCAACGCCACGTTGATTTTGAACTCTTTGTAGGATTGGATTGACAAGTTGTGAGAAGCGTGCAAGTGTCTCTGGAAGGGTTTGCTCAAAGAGAATGCGGTTAGCAACTTGACGAACTTGTCTACGAATAGAGAGAAGTAGACGACGAACGTTTACACGGTCAAGAGCAGATTGTTGTGCATACATTGTCTTCTGACCCCAGATTACAAGACCTTCAGAACCAGCGAACGAAACGATTGGATTGATATCTACTTCATAAAGATCATCCATGTTTGTTCTGGAAAGTTGTAATGTAGAACGTTCAGTTGTTGCCAATGCGCCTCTTGCGAAACCTGCTGGAGCAAACCATGGGAATGCTACTGAATCATTGAAAGAATAAGCGCCGAGAGCAACTACAGAAGATGGAACTTCACGTAATGTATTTGAGATATTATCTTGCATTATTACGTCTGGATAGTAGCAAGCTCCGAAAGAACTATTAATGCCACGATCACGGAAGTTAAGAGCTGTATATCTTACGGATTCAACTTGATTGCTGCTAGTGATAAGAAGATTTACTGTGTCGTATTTCTCAATATCCATGATGTAGATAGCATCAAATCTTGCTTCTGCAATTTCCAAGGCTCTATCGGTTATAACCGGATTACGAATACCTGGAACTGCGAAAACCTGAACATCGACCTCTGTTGCATCAGCCATTAAGTTAAGAGCTGTGTTGTATGCAACTACTGTTGGTCCTAGTTGTATAAGTCTTGAAGAGAAATCTAGTTCTTCATTAACTGCCTTATTTGTAAGATAACGTTCATCATAGTTGAATATATTAACGCCATCAAATCCACCTTGAATAAACAAGTTAAACTTGGCAAGTTGTCTAGTTGATGGATCTGTAAGATCGGCAACAGACAAAGCTCTGGTTGTTGCTGTTGGAGTTATAGAACCATTTCTTACATAGTTCCAGTTTACAACTTGTGTTGTATCTGCCAATCCAGTTGTTGAGTTAATAGTGATTTGAACGTTTTCAAGAGAGAAGCCGTTATTATTGAAGCGATCTGCATCAAGAATACCATTTGTTGTTGTATCTAGTGTTCCTTCATTGTCCATAACAACGAAGTTAATAGAATCTTGTTGGAAATCAGGGAAATAAGCTGCAAAGCTTTCAATGCTTGATTCACGAATTGTGCTCTTATTTGGTTGAGTGGCGTCTATCTTTCTTTCAAACTGAACGCCCCAATACAATCCTTTATCGGCTACTGCGTTTGGAGATAGTCCTCTTACCAAGTTCTCACGGAATGGAACAGGCATTTGAACTACATTTCTGAATGGGTTTGCTACAGAATAACCAGTCGCATTTTGTGCATCAAATGCGGCAAGTGGAGCAGAGCCAGATGTTACTAAGTGGGCTGGACCACGGAAACCAACTGGTAGTGCTGTTGCATCTACGTCTGATGCATCAACAGCGTCAGCTACTTCTACACGGATATATTTGGAGTTATTTGTATAATTTCCAAGAGTGATTAATCTTGCATCTCCCTCGTTTGCATCGAAGTTATAGAAGGTGTGGTAATCACCGATAACACGTGCAATGTAGTTTGGTGAAGTTGGATCAAGAGACAATCCACGATATGCTTCTAAAACTACTTTCTTTTTATCATTATCTGCAAAATCTCTTACAAGAAGGTCAAATGTTCCATATAGATAAGAATCTGAAAGGCTTGGAGCAATGTTTTCTATGGAGATTTTTACCTTGTTGTTTGCATAAATGCCGTCATCAAGGGAATGAATACGGAAGAGATTTACTGGCTTACCACCAAACTTCTGAGAAACAATCCATGGACTCTTTGGAGTGCGGTAACGATCTTCGAAATTCTCATAGTTAGGAGCAGTCGTAGTTCCTGTATTTCTAGATTGTGAACCTGTAATAAGGAATGCTACGTTCTCATATCCAGCGTTTCTAAGGCTAAGAACTGCTGCGGAACCGCTGATTACGTTAGCTCCTGTTACTACAGCTAGAGATGGATGAATGACCCAATCTGTTTGAAGTAGATATCCTGCTTCTTCAAGCTTAAGTGGATCTCTGTTGAAAATGTTTCCGAAATAGTTTGGAGCATCGATATCAAAAGATGCTGTTATGACGTTTGGATACATTGGGTCTGTATTTGTTTGTCCAGAAACAAACATTACGAATTCTTGAAGAGAGTTTTGAAGATTAACAGAACCGGTTACATGTCCAGCGGGAGCTACACCGCCGCCGAAAGAAGATGATAATAAGAGTTGAGTGCCAGAAGCGGCAAATAGAACACCACGAACAACTGGAACTCCAGAAACAGATAAACCTGCGTCAGTAAAGACAGATGAGCTGACAACTGTGTTACCACCAGTTACCTGGTATTGACTCATGAATGCGCCGAGGAAGTATGTGCGTCCAAGGGCTCCTCCAGCAAGAGCATATGAGTTATTTCCTAAATCACCGGCGCCTTGAGGAAGTTGTTCTCCAACGACATAACCAGCTCCTGCTACTCTGCCACGTGGAGCAATATTTTGTCTTGCTAGTCCAGAACCAGCACCAAGAACACGTATGAATGTAGCAGCTTGAGCACTTCTTAACCATTCAGAAACAGCTAATGGACCGACATATACGTTGTTAGTTGTTTCTCCGAATGTTGCTATAAAATCATTTGTAGTTGCTAGAGTAACAGGAACGAAAGCTGGTCCAGCGATTGCTGTTCCGATAATACCGGCTGGTATACCAGAAGGCTGTATTGCTGTTGGTCCTGTTAGATCGATTGTTCTAGCTGAAACACCGGCTGATTTGAATGATATCTGTGTCATTGTTTATATGCCTTTTCTATATTTAACTCTCTTGTATTAACTATTATTATCAGCCGAATTGAACGCCTGCTCTGGTGATAATAAAGTCTACTGCGATAAACTCAACTGCTTTAACTGGAAGCAAGTATATCTTTGCATTCATTCTATTGTTTTCACGATCAAGTTCTGTGTTATTTGTTGCATCGCAGACAATCTTGAACTGTCTCAATCCGCCACGGGATTGGACCAATGCCAATACTGGAGAAACTTTAGCAACAAAATCTTGATAAAGAGCTGGAGTAAGTTGTTCCCAAATCAATCTGTTGCCGATGTCTATAACTTGACGTTGAACGTCCATGACCATGCGCTGAACGTTGATGCTCTCAAGGGAAGATTGTTCTGCATTTAGCGTTTTCTGTGCGAAGATTACGTAACCTTCATTTGGGAACTTAACGATTGGGTTAATTCTTACTTGATAGAGCTTTTCACGTTCATTTTGATTTACTCTTGTTCTTGTAAGAGATACGAAGTTAAGAGCTGCACGATTGAATCCTGCTGGAGCGAACCATGGATATGCAACCTTGTCGTTATATCCGATTGCTGCTAGAGAAGCTAGAGAAGCCGGAACAGTAACTCTCTTTCCACTTTGTGGATCTGTCATTACAACGTCTGGGAAGTATGCTGCTACAAAGTCATTATTGATTGCACGACTATCAAATTGGTCTGCTGTATTTTGAACGTTAATGTAGCTTCCAGTTCCAGTTGTTGTGCCGTCGAATATTCTATCGCCAGCAGAGTTATAATTTGGAACGTCCATCGTATATAGAGCCAAACCAAATCCTGCTGCCGCATCAGAAGCGTAATCGGTTACGAATGGTTCACGTTGTCCAGGGATTGTCAAAATATTGATATTAGATGCAATCGGATCAGTTATTATGTTTGTTGCTACTCTGTAAGAGTTTATTTGATTGTTTGCAATTCCAACACCATTTTGATTGAAATCAAATCCTGGGCTCTCATAATTTGCATTTGAGCCGCCGTAACCTCCAACACCAAATTCTGTTGAGGTGGAACGATCATCAAAACGTTGTGCATGTTGGTCTAGAATGTTAACACCATCAAAACCACCATACATAAATACGGTGAATTTTGCAAAGTTATTAAACTTATTAAATTGTATTGGTTGTGTTCCACTGTGAATAAGACTTGCAAAAGTAAGTTGGTTGCCAGATACACAGCTACCAGTTACAGTATAGTCGGAAGAGTTAACTACTCCATTACGGACGTATACTGCATTTTTCATTTGTGTAACAACAGATGATGTTAGAAAACTGAATGAAGTTGTGCCAAGTGCTACTCTTGCCAAAGTAAACTTGTTGTCATTGAAGTCGTCTGTAGCAGAACCGGTTACAAGAACATCCAACTTATCAATGCCTGCAAATCTTGTGAAAGATTGAATTACTCTGTTTGCTTCATTGTTAATGTTTGTGTTAAGAACGTTATTGTTGTTACGCTCAAACTTAACGCCCCAGTAAAGTCTTCCATCTGTTATTTCTTGAGCGCCTGGTAGAGTTACAAGACCACTGCCAGATACCGCACCACGAGTTACCTTAAAACGGAATGGAACTGGTGGGACGATTGCTCCTTCGCAACCAAATGTAGTTGCTGAACCGCTTCCTGCCAAACGCAATTGTCCGGCAACAGAGGAGCTAACGTCAGTCAACAATGGATTTGTATTAAGAAGCTTTGGACCACGGAATCCGAATGGAACTACAGTTCCTGGGACCATCTTCTGTTCTACCATTTCATTCATTACTACACGAATGTAGTTAGATTGATTTGGATACTTGCCAGAACGGATAATACGGCGATCATTTGGATCTTCTACGTCAAAGTTATAGTAAGCCTTTGCATCACCGATAACTTTAGCAATATACTTATCGCTCTCTGGATCAAGAGTAAGATCATTGAACTGTTCAATAACAGCTTGATTATAATCCGTATCATCAAATCTGCGAACTGTTAGTGTGAATGAGCCGTATGGATATGTTGGATTTGTGGATGCAATGATATTTTGAATAGAAACTTTAATCTTGTCATTAGAATAAACACCATCATCGATTGCTTCAATGTGGAATAAATCATATTCTGTTGAGCCATATGGCTGAGAGATGAAGCTTGGTGTTTTTGGTGTTGTGAAACGTGTATCGAAACGACCAAAAAGTTCAACAAATGGTGTTGTATCAAGTCCAGAAGTATTAGAAGTGTTACTTGAACCAGAAGCGATTAGAACGCCGGTTACACTGGTTGAAACAGTAGCAACTTCATCATCAACTGCGAAATCTGCATAAACATAGTGTTGCTCTTGTTCAAACTTTGCAGGATCTGTATTAAGAAGCTTTGCAAAGTAAAGATCAGAGGTTGGATTAAAGGAAGCGGATAGAATTCTTATACCCGCTAAACCATCGGCGCTTCCAAATGTTGAACCAAGAGATGTAGAGATTACAATCTTGAAATATGGTTCGTCACTGTCTGTTGGAGTTGAGTATGTTGTTACGTCATCTAAAAGAGGACTAAATGTTTCTCCAGAACCTGACATTATCATTATGCGTGAACCAGAAGCAGTAAAAATTACGCCACGAACAAGATTTACGCTTCCAACACCATCAGCAGCTTCTGGGAAGCTGTTATTATCAGTAAACATTGGCATACCAATGCTTTGACCGTTTTGTAGGTTATGTCTGGCAACCAAAAACTGAACGGCACCTCCGGCACGATTACCGGTTCCATTGCCAACAGCACCACTAACTTTAAAACCTGCACTCGCAACAATTCCAGCGGTATCTGTTGCAGATATATCGGCTGCTGTTGTATTTGCTCCAGCACCCAATACTCTTACGAATGTGAGAGCATTTCGATTTTGTAAAAACTTATCAGCAGCATATGGAGCTGGCAACTTTGGATCATAGCCTCCAAACTTTGTTACGAAATCGGAAAATGATCCAAGAGTGTATGGAACGAATGCTGGACCCTTAAGGGTTGCACCAATCAAACCAGCAGGGACTCCAACTGGTCCGGAGGTTCTTGCAGTTAGATCGATTTCACGATCAAAAAAGCCTGGGAAATTAAAAAGTTGTTGTGGCATTGATTTTGTCCTTCTTATCTAGATACGAGGTTGTTGCCTTTTTCTTTTTCTAATTAGGGGCACCTACTCTACTATTTCCTGTTTATTTAGATGATATTAAATATTCTTCTAACGTTTCAATATCAGAAGCAGCAAACGCAGTTTCCCCCTTCTTTTGATTGCTATCTAAAATAGATACGTATTTCTTTTTCTTTTTTCCTGTCAACGGATCAATTAACGTTTTATTGACTACAAACTTTTGATTAATAGTTGGTGTTTGTTTTTCAACGGGATCTGCTTGAATGTCAGTAAGTGTAAATCCATCACGAGGAGTATCTTTAATTGGAGGTCTTTCTAAGTGTTCTTTGGGCTGTATGTCTCCCGCCACAGCAACATCAAATACTATATTTGGGCAACTTATCCATCTTCTCACTGGAACTGCATTTGTTGGAGCTTGTGCAGCTAATAAATAACCTTTTACATTAATATTAAAAGTATATTTTATAAGTCGCTCTTCGCCTTCAAATTGATCAATATTTTCCCCATTACTGAAAGTATCCTCAGTATATGCTAGAAACCAATATCCTTTATCAGTTTCCAACTTATGACCTCTAAACTGTGGAAGAAAACTGGTCATGTAAGTTTGAATAAGATATGTCATATGTTGAGTATAGTTTGTCCAAAAAACTACCTCATATTTTGCTGTAAAGAATTGTGGTTGTGGTATTGTTATAATTTCATATATGTTGTTAGCAGATATTCTATTCTCTAACAATCCACCTTGTATTACTTCTAAAGTATTTGCATCATCTCCAGTAGGTCTAGTAGTTGTTGGCAATCCAGATAAAACGTTTTGTAAATGTTTTAAGCCTTGTTTGTTAACAATGTTTTGATAGTCTCTATCCTCTGGAGACAACTTTCTCTTAATTGTAACAACTCCAGTATGCTGATTCATACCTCTTCCAGTAAGGTCTTCTGGGGTTTGCTCTATAGAAGTTCTACGGATAGAAATAGCTGGAAGAATGAGAACCTTATTCTTATCACGTGGCGGCTTCAATCTTTTAGCCAATGCAAATCTTTCGCCGGTAGCAAAGATAACATAAGGTTTTTTTATGTTTTGTGGACCTTTGTTTGCACTCATTATGAATGTATTAAAACCAATAGTTTTATCAAACAAACGATGAATTGCAATGTCTATATCTTCAATACCAACTGGAGGTATTGTAAAATCTAAACTTGGCTGATTTTCATAACCACTATCAAGATGATCTTTAGGATTTCTTGGATCTTGTGGTATGTTTTGCCGTGTTACGTTCTCTTTTGCATCAGCCATATATCTAAATATCAGTCTTCATTATAGATATCTACTGGTTCTACGTAAGTTGGGCTATTATTATCAAAAGAAGATGCTTCCTCTGGTTTATGTGTTGGATCTGGATCGGAATCTACGTTAATAATGCGAGCGCCCTCTGCTAATGCAATAGGTGCCATATCCTCTGCCAATCTTTCACGCATCTGACGACGATCAAGGGTTTCTCCCTCAATGTTCTCCGTAAGACCACGCTGTTGTTGCCAAACCTTTGTAACATTGCTGTCCATATATTTAACGCCTTGGTCTTTAAGCATCTGTTTAAAGATATTAACGTCAAATTGTCCTTTGCGAGCTACTTTACCTTCTAACTTATAGCCAGTTGTATACTCTACTTGACCGTATATGTTGTTAATAGGCACGAATGTCACTAATTCGTATAGTTGGTCGCCATAAAGGAAGAAATCGCCTTCATTGAGGTTATAGCCCTTGTCCAAGAGATCACGAGCTTGAACAAACAACTCAAACTTGTTGACTTGCTCATTGCCAAACTGATTCCATTTTGTTTCCCAGTTAGGTTGACCTGCTAATACGTCCAATCTTATCGGATTTTCAAATATCTTCTCTATAGCTTCTTCGTAAACTGGGTGAACCTGGGTTTTCATTGTAGAGATTGGGTAATAGATGATTTGTTGCCCAATAACGTCTTTCACTACCTCTTTGGTAATGTCGTTAATGAACTGTATCTCTCTACTTGTTATGAACAACCGACTCATAGCTATCTCATTTCTTTCATACAGTCTTCTTTAATTGGTAGCGTTCCATTTATCAAATAAATCAGAGGGGGCGTTCTTGGTCATCCAATAAACAAATTATACTTCGCTGGCATTGGCAGATGCTGCAACAATTTCATTTCATTTTCAGCTTTATTAGCTTGTATCTCGGAAAGCTTATCATAAGTAAGAGCATCAAGTTTTGTTATAATTCCCGTATCGCCAGTTAACAAATCTTTCTTATCTTCTCTTCCTTGAGAAATAAGGTCTTCACCGTTAAGCTGCAATTCTGCACCAGGAATTGGAATACTCTTCATCTTACTTCTTATTAAACCAAGAAGTTCTTTGCAGAGAGCAAGAGTATAAAGAATAATCCAGTTTCTACTCCATGGGTTGAGAGAGGAATAGCTTATAAAGCCCATAGGAAGGTTAGCAGGGCTGTTGACACCGAATATCACAGAGGACGGTGTAGCAGGGTTCTGGAGGCTTCCAGACGCTTCTAATGAGCCGCTAAAGTAAGTTCCCATGATGCCAGGGAAAGCTGAAGGAGGGAAACCAACTCTTATCCATAATTTGTCATTAAAGAATGGAATAAGATTATTTGGAGTTGGGAATAGTCGAATAGCTGTTCCAGCAAGTTTGTAAGAATAATGAGAGCGTCTTACACGAGATGCTGCATCTAACATTCCTGCTCTTAATACGTCTTCAAACAATGGAAGAACATAGAAACGTGTATCTGGAATATAACTTTCTACAGGTAGACCGGTAGCGATAAAGTTAGATGCAAGATTGCTATTAAACACATATTGAATTGGAGCATAATGATATACTTCAAATACTTTCATTCTGCCACGAACATCAAGAGATCCAGTTCCCATATACGAAGATAGGAGATTGCCATTTCCATCTTTAAGTTCAGTATAAAGATCATAGTCTTGTCTTCCAACTTCTAACGTAATAGAACCAGAATAGGATTGAAGGGATTGACCATAACCTACTTCACTTGCATATGGTTCTGCTTGTCTGACAAGGTATTCAAGATTAGGCTGAACGTAATTGTTAACAAGATTAAGTTGATATTTTCCCGTATTAGGATCAATAGAACCAGTAGGAGAACCAAGAAGATAAGCAAGATTTGATTTGGCTTGATATTCAATCATTATAGCATTGAAATAAAGAGTAGCCTCTTCAAAACAAGCCCAAATCATCTTCTTTGTTAATTCAACACTTAATACGTCTTCACCAAGTTTTCTTAAGACGAACGTAACGATCTTATCCGCATCGCTTTGGAAAGCTGGGTCAGAATCAAAATACCCAAATGGAGTTGGGTTCATTGTGGTAAGGAATGTGCTCATGTAGCTAATTAGTAT